CGGTATTACCTACTTTATTTGCTTCTACAAAAGTATCAATGTTTCTTAAATCATTTAATACTTCCATACCCACAAATATTGTCGTTGGTGTATAATCTTCATCATCTAAATACTGCATTGCTCGAGTGATGTTCGCAATTGTAATTGCTGCACCGCCCCCAATAGTACTATTTGCACTATCTAATGCGTTAGTTAGAATGAGATTAGTCTCGTTTTCAGCAAATCTCTTACCTGCTGTTCGGACACTATGTTGAAGTAAATTCCACTTACTATCCTCCATCATTTCTGATGTAATTCGAATAGCAACTCCGTACTTAGTAGGTTTTAAATTGAACGATGTGTAAGCTGGTTCGTCTATTGGACTCTCCGCTCCTTCACCGACAACACGAACATTCATTGTATTTGGTGTTACCAAATCTACATCAATACTTGAACCTGGAATATCTCCTGGACCAAAGTATAATGCTGCCTCACTTCGTGGAATAAGATTCTTGTCTACTTCATCAATTAAAGTATCATGAATCTTTCGTGGTATTAAGAGTTGACCTTCTGTACCAAGACCTGTTTGTAACAATTCTTTTACGTATTTCATATCTTTTACCATTTTATCCTTGAATATCGACAACAACAAAATCTGCTTCACTACCTGTAGTCCAAGCTCTTCCGATAATTTGTCCACCTTGTCCATTCACTACTGAAGAACCTGCTGGAATAACTTCGTCATCTTGATTGCATCCTACTTTTGTACCTGCTAAAACAATTGTACCACTTACTTCCAAAAGGAATGAACCTCTTGTAGCAACTGATAAAGGTGCTTTACTTGCTGCGTCGTGTAATGCTACTCCTACAAAATTATCGCTTCCCGTTGTATGGAAAAGCTCAATATCTGTAGTTGCAAAACTTGCTGTTCCACTTGAAACAACACCTGCCGCTCCTGATGCGCCTAACAATTGTCCGCCGCTGATAATCTCTTTAGCGTACCCTGTTATAATCCTAGGTGTACCACCATCCGTGATGTTCTGGTACCCTAATGGATTGACTGCCATATATTTTTAAACCTCCTTTCAAATAAATAAGATTGAACTTATCTACAAAGTCTGTTGAACTTACCAGTGCTGTTAGAATAGTCTCTAGATATTTGATATCCTCTACCTATATCAGCTTTTTCTACAACAAAACCTTCATCAGTAACTGCTGGCTCTTCTTCTGCTTCTCCGCCAACGTCTCCTTCAGTTTCGTCTTTTACTGGTTCTGGAATCTCTTTTCCCTCTACATCTGCAGATGGGGCTGGAGTTTCTTCTGCGTCTTCAGCAACTTTCTTTGTCATTAATTCTGTTAATGCTGCGATTGATTTAGCATTCTCAGTAATTCCTGCACTAATTGCTTTTACATCTAGTTTTTCTTCAGTAGCTTCAGCTGGTGCTTCTGCTTCTGGAGTTTCAGTAGTTTCTACTGCTGGTGTTTCAACTGTTTCTTTTTCCGCTTCTTCCATATTGTCCTCCTTTGTATTATTTAGTTCAGTATCAAGTTTATCAGCTTCATCTTCTGATAAATCAATTGTTTCTCCATTCATATCCATTTCTTTAATTTTAAAAGCTTCACTTAATGAATTAGCTAAATTAGCTCCTGGATCTCCTGGAATAGCTACCAAACTTATTTCAAGTCCTTCCATTCCGACAGCTGTAATAGATCCATCCTTTTCATTCTTAATTAAATCTTGAACTTTGGCTCCAATACTAACATCTGTAATTCTACCATCATTAATCATCTCTTTAATTTTTGGATCCATAATTCGTCCTTCAAAATTAATAGATTTACTCATTGAATTAAAATTAACATTTTCAGTTGTCCGTCCTACGATGTCTTTAACTGATCCAGAGTGGTCTAACATTATAGGCTTATTTCTAAAACTCGGTGCGGCTTCTTGTAACTCGGAAGCAACATAAGTAATACCATTTCTAGTGGTCGTTTCATTAATTGCCACCCCTCTAATCATAAAATCATTTCCAGAATTATTAGCTTCCGTAATAGGCATACAGAACTCCATCAAATGCCAATCCTTAGGCTTTTTGGAAGTAATAGATTTTAAATTTGCTTTACTCATAACTATATTAATAAAAGATTCTTTTTAAATACCTAGAATTAATTTATATAAGGGGCTTATTCTAATTATATGCTTAACAATGCTCATGCATACTAATATTCCAATCAACACTCAATGGTCTTGCAGCAATATTAAATGTTTTTATTAAATATGAAGAACCAGCACAAAAAATCATTTCACCACCCTGTATTCCAGTTCCAACTGGTGCTGATATAAATTTAGTGCCTGCTCCAGAGCCACCTAAATACATTGCAGTATGAATTACTCCTCCACTTGCTCCAATTGTTGGATTTGTCCATACTGAACAATTTGAGTTTCCTTGAATACATCTATTTTTATTTATAATCAAATTTTCTACTCCACTAGCCGTAACTACAACATTTTCCATTAATGTCATTATAGCATCACCATCAGTTCTTGAGTCATATATAAAATGCGCATCACAACTACCACAATTAAACAATAAACAAGTGCTTCCAGCATTTGCCATTTTATAATAAACCGAGCCACACATATATGCTTGCCCTTGTATTTCTCTATCGTGTTCTTTTGTAAATACAACCAAACCACTACCTCTAGCTTTTACTCCTTGCAAAGTAATATTATTTTCAACAAATACACTACCAGGGTATACTGTTGGAAAATTAGTAATGGCAACATTTCCGCTTGTAACATAAGCATTATCAACATTAACAGTACCACTAATTGGAACAGCTCCTTCTGAAGTAATATCCATCTGGTACCTATAATCATCAGAACCAGTACGACTACCTATAACCGTTGTCTGTCCAGTTCCCATCAACAATACCTCACTTTAAAATTAACTTCAGTATTAAGAGGTCCTTTAACTTCAAATGTTAAGACATCATTCAAAGGATATTTATCTGCTGTGTTTGGAAAACTATTTCCATTACCATCAAGAACACCACTTCTTATTGGAATATAAATTGTTCCTTCAATATTGGCTATATCAAACAATAGCAAATCAGTAGTTCCCAAAAGTACCTTTAATGCTACTGCCTTTTGAGAATTGAAAAATATTCCTTCTAGCACCCCATTGATAGGCTCTGTAATAAAAGTTACTTTACCAGAGGTCATTGTGTTAACCCCAAAAGCCAAGTCTTTTACAGTTCCTTCTAATTCGTCAGGAACTTCCTTAATCTCAATTTCTAATTTCTCATCTATTTCTTTTTCGATTGTTTCTTTACCTCCTTCTTCTCAGTTATTACCTTTTCAGTTCTCTTTGGGGAAATAGTTTCTGTAATCTCCACTTCCTTAATCCCACTTTGGACAACAGGTCCTTCAACTCTTTGAACTTTACCATTTACATTTTCCCAAGTTTCGTTTTCTCGACTATTCATGATGTCTAATTTTGTTACCATTATTGTTTACCTCCTTCTAGATTTATAAATTGAATGTGCTGTCTTTGTCGTCTTGTAGAGGCTCTAAGTCCTCGTCTTGTTTTATTTTCTTCATCTTCTCCTTCAATAGCTGCTCTAGTTCCAAATACTGTATTTTCAGTTCCTTGTGTTAATGGATTATTCTTAACACCACTTCCAGTATAGTCTTCCCAGTCACCAACTACAACAACATCCTCATTATCTAAAGTTGCATTACCAGAATTACAAACATGCTGAAAATCATCACAATTTGGATCTACTATATATCTTTTATTACATCTAGGACAAATCTTTTGTACCATTTATTAGCATCTCCTGTAATTTATTAAATTGATTCTCTTTCATCTTCCTATCATAATTAGCAACGCACTCTCCACAAACCCACTTTTCACCAAACATCATAAAAGCTTCTCTTTCACATCCTTCCACTGCGCAAATTGGTCTTTCTCTCATTTTAGTCCGGTAACAGGTGCCACTGTACATCTACACATAGGATGTAATGGAATATCTGGATGATCATTCACACTATAAATCTCTCCATTCAATGCTTCACATTGTGGACAAGTTCTTGCACCAGCAGATGCAACCCACCTAATTTTACTTATGCCTCCTTCTTTAAAATGATTAATAGCTCCTTCATTAGCGGCTCTAGTTACTTCACTTCGCACTATAGCAACTGCTCTATGCTCTTTGCCTTTAACCTTAACACCTACTCCATCTTTATGCACAATCTTACCGTCCTCCATTTTTAATAAATCTTTAAGACCAATTTTCTTTTCAACTTCCTTAACCATTTCAGATATACTTTGCCCAGTTTTAAATCCTTTTCCCAAAATCTTTTTAAATTCAACAATTTGAGTATGTGTCAATCGACCTGCAGCTTCTTCTACTGCATTCATTGCTGCAATTTGGGTATAGTCATTGGATCTAATAAACTTTTCAATTTGCTTAGTATATTCTTTATAATTGAAGCCGAGCCATTCCTGAACATCATTATACTTATCTCCATCCTCTGTTATATCAACACAATGAGGACAATCACAGGATTCTTCAGTAGTATAACCCTGCTTAACTACCTTTTGAGCTGGTTTAGCATTTTGTCCTGGCACTATTGCTTGAACTCTATCTTCTTCTTTCTTTCTTTCCTCTTCCATCTTCTTATCTTCCTCAGCTGCCAATATTTCATACTCCTCTTCATCTAAATCAAGAATCTTAACAGTTTCTCTTTCTAACAATCTCGATAAGCTTTGGGATGTAGTTTGACTAGTTAATATTGGTGCTATCTTCATAAGCCTTTCATATCGTTCAGTATTAGAAGGTCTTCCCCAATTAAATTCTACATGAACATCTAATCCATTAGCATTTAAAATTCTCTTAAATATCTTTTGTTCAATAACTTTTTCTATCTCTGCCTGAAATGATGTAATTCTTCTTTGAAAACCATCCATTTGAACTTTAGCAATTCCTTCATTAATGTTTGCTGTTCCCATTAACACCGATGGCACTTGAAAAGTATACAATAACATTTCTTCATCATATCTTAGAACTTCATTAAACTTTTCACCAATATTCCCAAAATCAATAACTTTAATTTCTGTTAGTCCGTCTGTTGCCCATTCGTGTTTATTGTTGAGCCAATCTAAATCTTTACCAAACTTATCTAATGTGGCTTTGTCTGGTTTAAAGTATTTACCACCAACAACACCACCCATTTTAATATGATATGGACTATTAGCTTTTCTATTCATTAGCATATGCAAATCGGATTCATTTTGTAAAAGATTATTGATTGTATTCATTGCTGGATGAATGATTCCCATTCCATACGCCATGTCACCAATCTTATTAAATGAGATATGTGCAATTTGATGTGGATCAAAGTCATTTACTTTACTTTTAGAAAACTTATCAATCTCTCCTCTATATTGATTATACTTTTTAATAACTCCTTTGTTATCTCTCTTAACATACATCCACTTAGAATCTAAAACCTTAGCGCCTTTAACTGTTTCATCAGGTTTACCGCCTAATTCCAAAAAGCCATTCTTTACTAGTGCTTCCTTAACCCAGGCTCTAAGCAAAGTGTCCCAATTAACATCCTGCATCCAATCTTCAATTATCTTAGTAGCTCTTTCCTCTTCACTCGTCACAAAGAATCCTGGTCCAACAATAAAATCAACATACTTATCCACTACTCCAGTAGAAAATCCAAAGTTCTTATATAAGCCTTCAGTAACTGCAAAATCAAATGGATGTTCCTCTCCTAGCATTACAGGAAAGTCTTTTTCATGCCTTAGCACCTCTCCTTTAAAATTAGGATTAGTATCAGTTGGTGCTGCCTGCTCCGTAACACTTTTTTTAAATAATATCATTGGTTCATATGTTTCACTTAAATTATTTGGTGCCTTTTCTTTATTCCAGAATGCCATTATTCAACCTCCCTCAGCATAGCAACAAAACTAGAAATGACAGAACACTCTTGACCACTTTTATTATCTGTAAATACAATTGTGCCCTCTGTGGTTACATGATATATAATATTAGAATACACATTATTGTTATTAAGAATAACTGTTATTGCTCTACCCTCTGCTTGCTTCAAAGAATGTATATCCATCTTATTGCTTCTCCATCGTTAATTATAATATAAGATTCTTTTTAAAACTCTAGAATTAAATTATATAACTGTTAAACACTGAAAACCTATATACTACAACATATATGTTAGAGAATAAAAAGGTTTATATACCTAAATATATTAATATATTTATGGAAAACAATAAAAAACCATTGGTTAAGACCGGGGATGAAAATCCTGTCAACAGAACATCAATTAAATTAGATAATTTAGATATGAGCAGATTACTTTGTGCTATCTTAGAATCAGCAAATAGTAATCATAGAAATGGTTACTTTGGTTGTGAAGCAGCAGACAGAGTATTGTATGCAAAGTTGAAGAAGCAACAAGAGCATGCGGAGGAGACTAACTAAAATGGTAGAACAAATACACAAACAGATTTTATTTATCTGTGAAGATCCAAAATGCAAACATAAGCAGTACGCAAATAAATATAAAAAGAATGACTTAGGCAATTATTGCGAAGTCCTTGGTATGGGTTGTGAAAAGTGCCATTGGAACGCAAAGCCATTTAATGCATTGAGGATGCCCAACTAAAATGGAAGTCGTTTTATTAGAAGGCGTTTTGATGGATAATGACGAATTTATCTGTTGCGGTAAGTCAATAGTACTTACCAAAGAAGAAATAACTAAATATGTCAAAGAACGAAAAGAACTAAACTAACACTCATTAATTTGAGAGGAGGAGGGTCAATAAATCTTAATGGTTTTTGTTTTCCATCTTCCTTCTTATTAACTTTAAATAAATAACAATGGAGGTAAAAAATGGACATAAACATAGAATTAAATGCACCTGAGGGACCAGCAAACTTGTTTCCAACAGGTTGCGTCTTGTGTAAGGCACGAAAGAAATCTAATGGTAAGATATATTTAATCATACCAGGTTTCAATGAAACACATTACATTGAAAGTGATGGAGATGTTACCTATACTAGTAGAGAATCACAGGATACTTATTTAAACCAAAACTACGAATTTATTGAAGAAGTAAAATTGAAGTGGAACTAAATAATAACACATCATAACATTTTTTTTATTTTTATCTTATAAAAGCCTCATACTCAGACGTCTCTTCATCCTTTAACCACAAACATGCCAACGCTAAAGCATCTACAAAATCATCATGATACTTATCACCATCTGGATGATGAATCTTAATTGTCTTATTTGGCATTCTCTCATATCGCAATTCCATCATCTCCTTTAGTAGCTTCTTATTATCTGGCAACATTATTGCAGGAACTTCTTGCATCTTTCCATTTATATATTCTATCTGGCCACCTACATATTTTGGCTCTCTTTTCTGTATCCACATCTTCAAATTAGAATACATATCCATTTTACTAACAGTACTAAATCGAATATCCTCAACTTTATTCTCTCCAATCTCCATTCCAATCCAATCAGCAGGTCCTTCTCCCAAACCTGTCTTATCAATGTAAAGTCTTTCCAGATTATACTTAGCATCAATGTCTTGAAGCATTACAACTAGCTCTCTTGGCTTATTCTTATCTAACCATTTCATTTCAATAATCCTCTTCTCTTCCTTCATTGGATCTATTTCCAAAACAACGCAAACGCTTTTATCTTCTCCCATTCCTGCACAATCCACTCCAGCAACATAAATCTTCTTTGGATGGGGTTGACCATGGTCACAATCCTTAACAACACAAAAACTAACATCTTCCATATCAAAGTAGCAATCAGTATTATTCACATAATTCCCAAAGATTTCGGCTTGAACAAACAAACTGTCCTTTCCCCATTCCTCAATATCCTTTTCAATTTCTCTTTTACCTTCAGCAGTGATGTAAGGATTGTCCAAATAGCAATAATTAAAGCTACCCCAATCAGGATCTCCAGCTAATCCTCTTTTCCAGAACTCCCATACAAAGTTTCTTTTCCATGGTGTTGTAGTAATCCACATTGGAGCTCCAGTATCATATATTAATGGCCTAATTGCAGCCATAGCATCTTCTTTAATAAATTCTCCTTCATCTAAGAATACTCTATCATATGCTTCACCTCTTAGACTTGTGGGATTGTCAGCACTTCCAAAATCAATAATACTTCCTGTTTTAAATGTGATTTGAGGATGTGGAGACTTAACTTCTTTTAGAATGTCGCCATAAACACCAGCCTTTTGCATTAGCTCAGTAATCTTAGTATAAACAATCATCGTCTGTTTATATGTTGGAGCAATAACAATCTGCTTAGACATCTCATTATCAGTAATGACTTGTGGCAACATAGCTCCTCTAATAAGCTCGCCTCCAATCATCTGCGACTTGCCAGCTCGCCTTCCACAAACAATAACTTTATTCTTTTGGGGGCTTAGTAAAACCTCTTCCTGCTTTAAGTGAGGAATCTGATTAATGTAAGCAACCTGAAAGCCGACTGGATGCATAAAGTATTCAGCTGTTAGCTCTAGTGTTGGTTTCTTATATTCAGGTTCCATAATCACCATAGTCGCTCATTCCATCTTTATTATTATGTCGTTCCTTATGACAATCATCACATAACAATACAACATCAACCTCTAACTCTTCTGCTCCTAGATTATTATAATTCAAATGATGTAATTGAGTTCCTTTAAGTCCACAATCAGAACAAAGACCACCAGCTTCCTCTATTAACTCTTTTCGTCTTCTTCTCCAATCATCTGATTTAAGATAGTCAACATAATCATCCCAAACCATCATCACTCTCCTCAAGCAATTTTAACAATTTAGATGCCGTTCCTGGTTGAAATTGAGCTCTTGCTACTTCTGCAGGATCTAATCGCTTTATTATATTGTCCAGATTAATTGAAGTATCAAATGTCCAGTACTCTCGCTTAACAGAATGTGTTATTAACTTCATCATTACTTCAGCCTGCTCCATTACATAAGGATTGACTCTTCCTTTTATTTTATGTGGTGCTTTTAATTCATTCACCACTGCATAACCATAATCAATACAAAAGTCATAAAACAATTGCGGTGTCACTTCTGCTTTGCATTTTTTTATTTCATGAACATAATGTTCAAAATTAAATTTTTTCATTTTTTATTTCCTTTACTTCTTTAACAGGAGCAATTTCAATAACCTGCTTCTCCTTCCAATTCTTAAGTCTCTCCAATACGGCTTCAGTGGTTATATCAATATTCAGATTGACATTACTAACTACCGGTGGATA